AACAAAATGAAAAGCAGCGAGGAATATGCTCCGCTCTGCAATTTCCTGATTGACGCCTTGGATGAGTTCGACGGCGAGGAATGATTCGCTCCGCTCCACCGGCCCCGCTTCGGCGGGGCTTTTTTTTGGCCTGCATTTTTAGTCTGCGCTTCGCGCAGAGAACTGGTGTCAATGAAGTTGGAGGGTGGGCGGGCTGGGCGAAGCCCACGGCGCATCCAGTAGGAGAGAGCGAGAGCGTGACGCGCACATAGCACGCGTGAAGTGGGAGGGGAAACTGGTGTCAGGGCAGTTGGCGAGCCCGGCAAACTTACTGACCGTCAGTAAGTTTTGTGTTGTTGTTCCGTAAACATTTGAGGCGCTGCAACGGTTTTCAGCGCGTTTGTGACATTGAGTACCGTAAATTCGTTATATGTTCCAGCACTATGAACAAAGAAAAGCAAGCGTTTATGCGGGTTTGCAGCGTGTTTGTTTTATTGAGTACCAATGTTCATTAAATAAAACAACACAGAGCTAAAAAAATTTTTTTTCCATTAAAAAAAAGGGGGGTCGGTTTTTTTAATGGCGAGCGAGCTCGTCTGTTTTGGCAAGGTGTATTTTTCCAATTTACGGAACAAAAGACAAAACCACACTCAAAACCCGCATGTTTCCTAGCTTTTTTCAAGTTTAGCGTCCGGAACATGCGGTACTCAATGTCACAAACAGCCCGAAAACCCGCACCAGCTCTATGCCTAATTTTTAATCAGCGGAACAGCCTTTTAAATCGCGGAACAGACCCAACAAAAAGCCCGCACATGGCGGGCTAAATGACAAATAACAAAGCAAACAAAAATTCATTCGCCAAGGTAGACTACCTGAAGTTCCATTGTTTCTTTGTCACGCAAACATCGGTATTGCCCACGGTTTAATTCTTTTGCAACTCGATGTACCGCCTGCCTAAGTGCGCCATGTGAGAACACATGCTCTGGAACAACTAAACCTTGCCCATATTCCAGCTTCGCCATCTTCACACGCAATGAATACATACGGTGGGTGTTCCTGTGTGACCTACGTACTTGTTCCGTAGGCATCTGCCGCACTTCAAAGTCAATCGGTTCCATATCATCTCCAAAATTGCCCGGCGAATGCCGTATCCGAACTATAAACAACAAACAAAATACGCGCAACAAAAAAGAACAAACACTTGACACAGAGAAAGCTTTATGTCATAATACGTTTCAGTTGGTGAAGCAAGCCAACAAAACGAAGCAAACCTACTGACGATCAGTAACTTTGGAGAACAAAATGACAATACGCAAAGCAAAAGCCAAACAACCTAGCGGCTACATCATCTATCGTGGCCCTTCTCTACTCGACGGCAAACCCATTGTCGTTGTGGCAATCACCAAAGAATCCAAAAATGCCAAGACCGGCAACATGGTGCAGACATACATCTTGGTGGATAACGGACTAAGCCCGGTGGAATCGGCGCGGTCACTGGCTGATGTATCAATCTGCGGTGACTGCAAACATCGGCGCGGTCTGGGCGGTGCGTGTTACGTAAACCTCGGTCAGGGTGCGCGGTCGGTGATGGACGGCGTGATGCGTGGCATCTATCCAAGTGTTCGCATACGTGAAGCGGCTGATGTGGTTGCTGGTAGGAAAGTGAGACTTGGCACGTACGGTGACCCAATGGCAGTGCCTGCCTATATCTGGTGGGGCTTGCTCGAGCATGCCGATTCGCACACTGGCTATTCGCATCAGTGGAACCCAGACACCGAGATTGTCAAATCATTAAACATTCTGCATCCCGGTCAGTATGACGAGATTCGCGAGCTGTGCATGGCATCGGTGGATAACGAGGATGAGTACGCACACGCAGTGTACGAAGGCTGGCGCACGTTCCGGGTACGTGGGCTGGATGATGCAGATAAGGCAAGTAATGAGTTTGTGTGCCCAGCATCCGAAGAAGCTGGCAAGAAAAAACAATGCCACGAGTGCATGGCATGCAACGGTGTGGGTGTAGACGATGCGCGTAGCAAAAAAGCAACGGTCGTGATCACGGTGCATGGCTCATTAAAAAGCCGGTTTGAAGCACGGGTTTAACTTACTGACGATCAGTAACTTTGGAGGATGATATGAGAACACTCGAGGCGCAATATCAAATAGAAAACATGGAGGCAGTCATGCAAGCAGCCAATGCAGTCATCAAACCAAAAACGAATGTAGCTAGCTACAAGACCGGGACGCTGACCGGCAAGAACAAGTTCGACATCGAGCGGGCACTGGGCTTTCCGCCCAACGTGGACGATGACCCGGACAAAGTGCGGTATAGCTGGGCATTCACAATCAACGGCAGGGAGTGTGCCATCTGGGATTGGAAAGGCTCGGCGGATCAGGATGTGTGGTCGGTGTATGACCCGGGCTTGGTGCTGTCAATCATTATGTGAGGGGTGTGTGATGGACTACGTATTGTTGATGGCGGCGGTGAATCTGGGGCTGGCAGGCTGGGTGCTGCTGTTACAACGCAGGAACCAGAGGCTAGAGGGTGCACTCGAGGGTGCGTTCATGATGATACGTGATCTGGCTGACGGGGAAGCCACGATTACCAAAACTGCGGAGGGGTTCGTCGTGAGGAGGGTGAAAAATGGATAAGGAAGAATGGGTAATTCTCGCGGCTGCGTTCTTGGGTGCTGTGCTTGGCGCAGTGTTGGCGGTGTTACTAATGTTATATCGGAGCTTCTAATGGATACATATGACTGGGTCGGTGTGATCTGTGCGCTGGTGTTGTTCGGTGTTCTATTAATGACGTATGAGGGGGTGATATGAATAAGGTAATTAAAGAGGGCAAGGTCGCAGTGCTGATCAGCCCCGGCTACGGTGCAGGTTGGTACACGTGGAATGAGTCTGAAGTAGGTGAACAAGCTTTGTTCAGTCCCGAGCTGGTGACGGCGGTGCTGGCTGGCGCAAAGCCACAAGAAGTGAAACAGCTGGCTGAGTCATTATTCCCTACTGCGTACTGTAGCGGGGTGCGTGATGTTGTTGTGGAGTGGGTGCCTGTCGGCAAGAAGTTTCGCGTAACAGAGTATGACGGCAACGAATCGCTAGAAATAATAGATGAAATGGACTGGCTTGTAGCATAACTTGACACAGAGAAAGCTTTCCACCATAATACAACCTGTAGCACAAACCTTGGAGAAAACAATGAACACAACGACACAATTCTCATCTGATGTAGATCGACTCGGCATCCTGCTGGCGCAGATCGCTGACCTAACCAAAGAAGCTAACAGCATCAAGGCTGACCTGAAAGGGTGGGCGCAGTTCAAGACGTTCGAGGGCAATCTGTTTCGCGCGGTGGTGATCGAGCAGGAAAAGATCACGTATGACACAGACGTACTGAAGACGGCGGCTGACCCTGCCATTCTCGAGCTGGCAAAGCGTGAGTCATTTGTAGTGTCGGTGAAGGTCACCGCACGTGCAGCCGACTAACCCAAACCTACTGACGATCAGTAACTTACAACCATGACGTACTAACCTTGGAGAAACATCATGTCACGTATCAATCTCAACACACGTGTATCACTCAAGCAGGCCAAAGCAGCAATCGCAGCAATCGGTGCGCAGCGCACCGTCCTCTTGCAGGGCGAGCCGGGTATCGGCAAGTCGTGGCTACTCAAGGAACTCGCGGCTGAGTTTCCCACGCATCGCCCGGTCTACATCGATTGCCAACTGCTACTGGATCAGGGTGACTTCTTCTACCCCTTCATTGCCGACACTGACGGCGGCAAGATCGCAGAGCGTGTGATGCTCGAGGACTTTAACTTTCATAGCGATCAACCGCTGATCATCATGTTGGATGAGATCGGCAAGGCAAACAAGGCGGTAATGAACGTGCTGCTGACGCTGATGTATGACCGGCGCATTGGCTCGGTGCCGACACCCGAGGGCAGCATGGTGTTCGCGACTACTAACCTCAGCACCGATGGTGTGGGTGACTTCGTTGCAGCGCATGCACGTAGCCGGGTGATCCGACTCGAGGTGTCCAAGCCGCATGCCGGGTTCAACCCTGATAACACTGTCGATCCAGATTCATGGGGTCACTGGGCACTGGGTAACGACATTGCCCCTGAGTTGATCGCGTGGGTCAAGAGCAAGCCCGAGTGCTTGGACAGCTATCGCAACTACACCGCAGGTGAGAAGTGGGGCAATCCGTATGCGTTCCATCCTACGCAAGGTGCTGAGTCTTATGTCTGCCCACGCTCACTGCATGCAGCGTCTGATGTGGTCAAGCAGCGTGATGTGCTGGGACATGAGCTGACGTTGTCGCTACTGGCGGGTGCCGCAGGTGAGGCGTTTGCCCGTGACTTCTCTGCATGGTTGCTGGTCAAGGATCGTGTGGCTTCGATGGATGCGGTGGTTGCTTCGCCTGAGTCGGCGGCGGTGCCAGAGAATCACGATGCGGTTGCGCTGTGTGTGATGGTGTTTAGTCTGGTGGCTGCAACGACAGACAAAACAATCGTGCCGTTCACCACCTACATGCAGCGTCTGCCCAAGGAATATCAGGCGATGTACTCGCGCTCTGTGATGGCGAGTGAGGCCAAGCAGAAGGTAGCAATTGCATGCGAGAAGTTCCGCAAGTGGGCAATGGACAATCACTGGATGTTTTAAGGGGGCGTTATGAGTTTATCTGCTGAACAACGGTTGACCCGCTCTGTCGTGTGGTTGATGGGCGAGCCGAAGTACGCTGCGTTCTCTGGCCTGTACATGATGGGCAAGATCGAGGTCAACGATACGGTGCGCACTGCATGCACCAACGGACGTGATGAGTTCTACGGACGTGCATTCGTGGAGTCGCTGACTGATGAGGAGGTGCGTGGTCTCAAGCTGCATGAGACGTGGCACAAAGCAGGGCGGCACTTCATGGTGTGGAAGCATCTCGCTGATGAAGACTCCAAGCTGGCAAACATGGCGATGGACTACGTGATCAATCTGTTTATTCATGACAGTGATCCGAAGGGCGAGGATGTGCGTCTACCCAAGGGTGGGCTGCTCGATGAGCGGTTCCGCAACATGGACATCGGTGAGGTGTACAAGGTACTCAAACAGGAGAAAGACAATGGACAGGGGAACGGTAAAGGGCAAGCAGGACAGAACACGCCGGGTGACGGCGGCGAGGGCGATACCTTGGATGAACATGACTGGGATTCTGCGAGTAGCCTCAGTGCAGATGAGCAGGACAAGCTGGCAACAGAGATCGACGAATGCCTCCGGCAAGGTGCGCAAGTAGCAGGCAAGCTGGGTGCGAAGATGCCACGTGGGCTCGATGAGATTCTGCAACCCAAAGTAGATTGGCGTGAGCAACTGCGTGACTTCGTAGGTGCATTCGCTGCGGGTGCTGACTTGCCAAGCTATCGCAAACCTAACAGGCGCATGATGGGTGGGGGGCTGGTGATGCCGTCACATATCGCTGAGACTGTCGGCAAGCTGGTGGTTGCAGTGGATGCATCGGGGTCAATCATGGGGGCTATGCTGACTGCGCTTTTGTCAGAGGTGAACAGCATCTGTGAAGTGGTCAAGCCCGAGTCGGTCGAGCTGTTGTACTGGGACACCGAGGTCTGCCAGCATGAGACGTACGATCAGAACAGCTACGCTGGTCTGTTGACTTCGACTAAGCCACGTGGCGGTGGTGGCACCGATCCGCAGTGTGTGGTGGACTACATGAAGCAACGTGCTATTCGCGCTGAGTGTGTTGTCGTATTGACTGATGGGTATGTAAGTAGCTGGGGTGCAGATTGGCCGTGCCCTACATTGTGGTGCATAACAGAGAAGCGCAAGGTGTCCCCTGTTGGACGTAGCGTACATATCGAGCTGTAAACAATTTACCTTGGAGAACTATCATGGCTATTCAAAACACTTCTGTATTGGTTGACCTGCACATCACTGCATGGACTGGACGCAAGCTCGACAAGAAAGTATCGGGCGAGATCGACGCAAGCAAGAACACCAAGACCCGCGCTGGTAATTACCACAAGCACCTGCTGGCTGGCACTGACAAACTCGAGACCGTTCAACGTCTGGCTGGTGCGCTACGTACGTGGCACCACGAGAACACTCTGCCTTGGTCGGATGGTGGCTCGCGTCTGCTGCCGATGAAGAACTTCTTTGACTACAAGCAGGAGCTGTCAAAGCGTCAGCGCGAGTTCGACGCAGCGGTGCAGGACTTTCTGGATCACTATCCAGAACTGGTTTCTTCTGCTGCCTTCCAGCTTGGCGCGTTGTTCAATCGCACCGATTACCCAGAGGTCGAGGACATCAAACGCAAGTTTTACATCGGCTACGTGTTCATGCCTGTACCAACCGCTAACGATTTTCGCATCGAGACTACCGATGAGACGATCAAGGAACTGCAAGCGCAGGCTGATGCTGTGGTCAATGAGCGTGTGGCTACTGCGATGAAAGAAATGTGGGATCGCTTGCATGACCAGCTCACGCACATGTCGGACAAGCTGACTGATCTGGCGCAGCCACGTGTGAACAAGAAGGGCGAGGAGCGTTACAACCAAGTGTTCCGCGATTCGTTGGTGACCAATGCTATCGAGTTGTGTGGGCTGCTGACTCGACTCAACGTGACCAACGATCCGAAGCTGGAGCAGGCACGTGCGCATCTCGAGAAGACCATCAGCGGTGTGACGGCTGAAACACTGCGCGACGATGATCTGAAACGTGCCGAGGTCAAGGCTGAGGTAGACGCAATCCTAAAAGCATTTGAGTTCTAAGGAGACCAACATGGAAGACACAACAAAAATCGTAGTACCCCAAGTCGCTGAACTGGCAAAAGAGTTCATGAGTAAGATTCGTTATTCGTTCGACACCGAAGTGGCGGGGCGGTTTGTCCGCTACGAAGGTGATAGCAACGAGCGCGTCGAGTACTACACTCGCTTGAATATTATTGACCCAGCTGCGCCGGAGATGAAACCGGTAGGGGCTATCGTGTGGGTAAGTGACAATAATAGTGACAGGTTCCGTATCGTTACTCGCCACCTGTTGAACAACCGATTCAAAGATAGGGAGCGTAAGTATTCAGTTGAGACGGCTGACCCGAAACGTGCGCTGCGGGAGATGTTAAGACACTTCAGCCCGTACACCATGCATGAGCTGGGTGCGCATCACATGTCGCATGGCAAGAGAGCGATTGATTGCTGGCGCGATGAGTCCTCGCTGGATGTGTCTACTTCACTGCGGGTGCCCAACTCCATCATGGTGCAGGAGATGAAAAACCTGATCGCACAGGGCGTGAGGTTTGCCACGGCGGAGTTTCAGGGTATCGCTGAACGTACAGTAGCTGCGTATGACGAGATGGCGCGTCGAGCCAAGGTCAAGGTAGTCATGCACTTGGTGAAGTTCATGCCGGATGACAGCATCAGGACGCTGGCTTATGCAGAGAACGGAGCGGGTGTGCCAGAAGTTAATAGGTATCTATCGTTCGCGCAGATGCCGGAGCGGTTGCAGCAGGGCGTGGGTATGTTGCGTATGTTGCAAGACAATACACGTATCGACGGGTTTGGTACGCGGGTCTCAGACACTACGTTCTGGGTGTTGGAGCGGGACGATGAAAATGTTTGACACTTCTGAAAAATAGTATAGACTTCCAGAACGAAAGGAGGTGGTATGGCGATAGGCGGGTACAGTTGGACAGACCACCGAGCATCAGAAGATTGGGGACTGACTTCTGGTGTAGACCCTGACAAGATGTATGCGAAGTGGTTCACCATCCGGCTGCGGTTCGAAGGTGATGTACTGAGAGAAGTGATGTCCGCAGCACCACATGTTTACGTACCCAATGAAGTACTCGAGCAAAAGCTGGCATTATTAAAGGTCGCCCCGGTCGGTAGCAAAGTGCCGGGGCTAGGCTGGCACAGGGGGAAAGGGCTTTTCTACCTGCGCATTTATGAGAATGATCTTAGCTTTTCTGGAGCGTAAATTGAACTGTGAATGTGGCGGTACGACGATGGTGATTGACACACGTACGATGGATGGTGTGTTACGAAGGAAGCGTAAGTGCAATGTTTGTAGTGATGTCTTTTTTACAAAGGAGGAGTTCTTGTACAAGGCAGCGGATAACCCAAACAGACCACAACCAAAAGCTGAGAAACCGAAGGTGGTGTTTTCTGACAGCGTGGTCAAGGCAGTTAATCGCAAGAAGGTGGAAATAAGACGCAAGGTAGAAGACCTCAAGCAAGAAAGGAGGATGCGAGTACCTAGCTACTTCATCGAGGAGGATTACTAATGTTAAAAGATGGACGCTTTATCAAGGAATTACCGCCGAAGATAGGTGTGCATTACGTACCAAAAGCAGCAAGCATCAACCCAAGCAAAGAAGAGCAGTTCGTACAAAACATTTTGCTGGGGATTAGGGAACAACGGCAGTCTTTTCTATCGAAGGTACTCGGCTTTGTACTACGCGTATGAGGTACGAAATCTACGATGAAGATGGAGTTCTGTTCCGCAGGTTCTGGGACAAGGAGTCTGCGGAGCGGTTCATGCAGGACGGGTGGAGGTTGATAGTGCAGCCAACACCTAGAAAGAAAGTGCCAACCGTAGAAGAGTACGGCGAAGCACGGTGGTAATACAACTTAACCTTGGAGAAACATCATGGATATGAAAGTCAAAGAAACAGCAGTCGTTATTTCCGCACCAAAGTTCAACACCGTTGAGATTCTATTGCAGGGCACTGCCCCGCTGGTGGTCGCACGTTTCAGCAAGAAGGTTGACCTGATGATGAAGATGGCGCAGGGCACCACGGCTAAGAGTAAGAAAGAACGCAGCGCCCGTGACTATGACAAAGAAGCGGATGACGCACGTTACTACTCAATGGAGGGTTGGGAAGGTGTAAACGCAGCAGCATTCCGCGCAGGGATGATCAGTGCATGCCGACTGGTCGGGTTCAAGATGACGCTGGCAAAGCTGTCGGTGTTTGTCGAGGCTGATGGTTGGGATAAGCAGGATGGCATCCCACTGGTGCGCGTGTATGGCAAGTCCGAGACCTTCACTGCACACACCAGAAACGCTACAGGTGTAGTGGACGTGCGTAGCCGTCCGATGTATCGCGACTGGGCTATCAAGTTACGTGTTCGCTTCGACGCAGATCAGTTCACCGCGCAGGATGTGTACAACTTAATTGCACGTGTTGGTGGGCAGGTCGGTCTGTGCGAAGGTCGCCCAGATTCCAAGTCTTCTGCGGGTTGTGGCTTCGGTACGTTTGAGGTGGTGCCGAATGACCGCCAGAAGGAAGTCAGCAAGAAGTTCGGCATTAAGTAAATGTGCAAAGCGCCCGGATTCATAAGGACGAGAGGGAAGCTGGCATATCTGATCTTTAACTCTAGATAGACGTAGGGGCGCGAGAAAATTCACTATGTCTATCAGCTCTGTAACGCGAAAGGGGGCGCGGAATATGCCTAACCCCCTAACAATCCCAAGGTGCGTGGCGTGGCAGGTGGCGTGGGGACAGGCGGCGCGCGGTGGCGTAAGGTGGGATTCGGTTTGGTTTGCCACGGTAAGGCAGGTGCGGCACGGCCCGGCCCGGTACGACGCGGTTGGTTCAGGTTCCGGTGTGGTCGGGTACGGTAAGGCAGGAGCGGCGTGGATCGTTGTGGTTTGTTCCCGTAGCGTCAGGTATGGTGGGTTAAGGCAGGTCCGGCGTGGTAGCGCAGGGTAGCGTATGTCTGCGTAGCGATAGGTGCGGTGAGATGGGGTAAGGCAGGTCGGGTTAGGCTGGGCTTCGTTCGGTGCGAAATGGTGCGGTGAGGCGGGGTGAAGTAAGGCAGGACCGGCAACGCCCGTTTAGGTTCGTTCGGGCCGGGTTTGGTTGGGTAAGGCAGGTATGGCATGTCATGGTCAGGCGAGGTGAGGTTGGGTTCGGTCCGGTGAGGTAGGGCAGGTATGGATTGGCATGTTCGCGTTCGGTGCGATGGGGTATGTTCGGGTAAGGCAGGTCTGGCTCGGCAAGGCTCGGTTGTGTATCGCAAGGTCTGGTAAGGCAGGTGAGGATCGGCACGGATAGTTCAGGCGCGATCTGGTGGGGTAAGGCAGGTTAGGCAGCGCAGGGCAAGGTGCGGTATCGCATGGTCAGGTTTGGATTGGTAAGGCAGGTGAGGTGTCGCAAGGCAAGGTTAGATGTCGTGCGGAATGGTAAGGCAGGTATGGCAAGGTGCGGTGCGTTGCAGTACGGAGTGGTTGGTTAAGGCAGGTGTGACCCGGCTCGGCAACGCGAGGTTTGGTGCGGCGAGATCAGGTAAGGCAGGTGAGGCAGCGTATGGACGGGCACGGTATGGTTGGGTGTGGTAGGGCAGGTATGGCAAGGCTCGGCAGGGTTAGAGAGCGGTAAGGCAGGTCAGTTCAGGCGAGGCTTGGTGGGGTATGGCGCGGTGGAATGCGGTCTGGTTCGGCGGGGTGAGGTGAGGCAGGTACGCCTACGCGTGGTATGGGTGCGTTCGGCTGGGTGAGGTGAGGCAGGTTAGGCGGGGCAACGTGGCGTTAGGCGTGGTGCCGTGCGGTCTGGTAACGCAGGTGAGGTGTGGCACGGAGCGGTACGGTCGGGCGGGTTGAGGTCCGGCAGGTTAGCTCTGGATGGGCGAGTTCTGGCGAGATAACGCAAGGTGAGGCAGGTAAATAACTTGGAGGAAGCAATGAAAGAAGAACGGAAGTTTTTAGAGCAACTAGCAAAACGCAACGGCGGCATGTTGATGGTAGAGGACGTGCTGAATGAAGCGAAAGACCCAAGGTGCATACTGCACAAACACTTTCAGTGGGATGACACCGCCGCAGCGGAATCGTATCGCAAGCTGCAAGCGCGTCAGCTAATCCAGAAGTGCGTGGTCACCGTAGAGAAGGCACCTGATGTGCCTATTCGTGCGTTTGTTAGTCTGACTACTGATCAATACTCAGGTGGTGGCTATCGTATGACGGCAGAAGTTTTGTCGGACGATGACTTGAAGTCGCAGTTGCTGCATGACATGATGGTCACGCTGACCAAGTGGAAGAAACAGATTAACTTGATGGATAGGGAGACTGCTGCAATCATTGATCAACTGGAAGGCATTGTACGTACCAAGACTAAACCCAAACACAAATCCGTAACGAGCAGAGTATGAAACTAAAGAACCCCGAGACCCTTGCTGTATATCTTGAAGATAACGCACGTAGTGAGATGGACAACGAAGCGGCTGCATCACTTCGCAAATTGTGGCGCGTGTACGAAGTTGCTAGTGAGATGGTTTGGGCTAAGACTCACGAACACAGTAAAGCTGCGTACGTGGAGATGATCGACTTGATAAAAGGCAAGCCGGGGGTCTAATGAAAGACGTACTCCAAGCATGGATGGATTACATAAAACCAATCGTAGGGGTAGACATCCAGCCCGCGCATTACAAAGCGTTCATGGCTGGCGCGGCAGCAGAGCGAGAAGAAGTTGCACTGCTGGTGGAGAGGATGGGGATTGAAGGCTACGGCACACTGGCTATTGCAGCAGCAATCCGACAAAGGGGAAGAGCATGACTGATGAAGAAGTGGATCGTTTGTTGGCGCAAGCAGTCCGGGAGGCAGAGCCGAACGAACTTTATAAGTACCGCTTCGCCAAATTAGTCGCAGCAGCAGAGCGTGAGGCGTGTGCCAAGTTACTCGACGAGATGGCAGCGGCAGACAGGCTGTCGAACTATTACCAAGTAGCAGCACTAAGGATTAGAGAGCGGGGTGCGCCGTGAACGAGGTTGCTTTGTATAACTTGACGTTTGCGCTGCCCATTTGTGCGGTATGCAACAAGCCGGTAGACAAGATGGAATCCATGTACTTGCCAGACTATGACGGCAAGCTGTTTAGAGCGCACTGCCATGGTAAGACAGAAGACTACATTCTTGGGTCTTACACGATGCTGGATGCCACAGAGATTACGTTTGGCAAAGCTTTTACTGCGCCACAATTAACAGGGGGTGCGCCATGACTACGTTCGTTTTAGCTTGGGTGTTGGTGACGTTTGATTCATTTAACTCTGGTATGCAGTATTCACCACCGCTTCACACGCTGGAGGATTGCAAGCGGCTTCAAGAAGTAAGAAAACAACTCACGATTAAAGGGCTCGATCAATGCGTACAGCTAAACGTAATGAGAGGGGCGCAGCGATGACAATCACACTAACCCGCGAGGAAGCGCAGCAGGCGCTGGATGCGTTGGACAAGGTTTTTGACCATAACGCTTGGGACTGTTGGCAAACAGCAGTTGATTTGCTCCGCGCCCGACTCGCGCAGCCTGAACCGGAGCCGGTGATGTTGATGGATGCGCCATTGCTTCTAAATGGTCAACCACTCTACACCGCCCCACCACAGCGCGAACGAGTGCAGTTTCCGACGATGCTACGCAAGATGTGGAGCGGCACCGAGGTTCAGGCGTGGCTGGACGAGAACGTAAATCAGGAGAACAACAATGAGTAGTCATGTGTACCCGATAAATGATTTGCGTGAGCACGATACGGAGGGTGGAGGCTGTTGGTGCAATCCGCAGTACGACGAAGAGCATGACTTGTTTATACACAACAGCATGGACAGGCGCGAAGAATACGAAGAAGGGAGAAAACCAACATGACAGTCACACTAACCCGCGAGGAAGCGCAGCAGGTGTTGAATGCGTTGGAGAAAGTCACCAAACAAATGCTATCGGCAAGGGATGAACTGGCAGAACGTGGTGCGAGGCCAGTCACTAACACTCACCATCAAAAGATATGGGACAGAGCATCTGAAGCCTATACGGATCAAGCGATTCCAGCGGCTGAAACCCTCCGCGCCAAGGTTAGGCGCGTTGAAATATGGGAAAACCGCGACCTGAGCAAATGCGAATGTGACCGTAACGAATACTGCCAACACTGCTGGCCGTTAGAACTAAGGGAAAATAAAACATGAACATCACAATAAAACAGTACGAGCAAGCCGCAGACGAGAAAGTGTCCATTGGCGGGATTAAGTGGCAACAAAAATTTGATGTTTGCATTCAATGTGATAGCCGTGAGGAAGCGAAAGCTATTCAAGCCCAATTTAATCGAGATTGGGATTCAGATGCCTATGGCTATGCAAAACGTCTTGCTGAAGCTATTTACCAAAAACACTACAAACAAGACTCACCGGAGTGGAAACCACTTGATACTACTCTTGGGGTATTAACGCAGATAGACAACATGACCAGCGGGCTTGTAAAGAAGCCTTTAGAACAAAAGCCTGTGGTGTGGATGTACCAAGACAAAAGCACAAATGAAGTGCGTTTTCAAAAACACATGAGGGATTTTGTAGATCATGGGCAAACATACGAAACGCCACTTTATGCTAACGAATGGGTCAAAGAACCGCTTGATAAGATTATGCCAATACCGCAGCCTGAACCGGAGCCGGTGGCGTGGCATGAACCCGGAGCATACGGTAACGTGACTGTATATAAAAAATGGGCTGAAGAAAATGGGTGGTTGCCACTCTACACCGCCCCACCACAGCGCGAATGGCAGGGGCTGACGGATGATGAGATTTACGAGATGTACAGCGAACCGTGTAGCGATGCAGAAATGGTTGCGTTTGCAAGAGAAATCGAAGCCAATCTGAAGGAGAAGAACACATGAGCAAACTGAAAACCGCAACCATTCCTGACCATCACAAAGTACAGGCAAAGATTATTCTGAACGAAGCTATCGACGAGGAACCAGACAGCGTAATTGTGCTGTGCTTCTGGAAAGACCGAGGGCAGTTCAAGATCAAGGCTAGTACAGCATCTGATCGGCTTGTAATTATTGGTGCGTTAGAAGAAGCGAAACTTAAATTTCAGATGGATGGGTATGTATGAAACCAATAGCATGGATAAAGATACGAGAGCTATCGTATATGCAAGCCGTTAAAGCGTATGGCAAAGACGATTGGCAGACGAACCTTGGTTTGAAGCCTGAGCCTGATGATGAAGGTTTGTACACAGAAACACAGGTGCAGAAGATGCGGGAGAGTTTCGAGCAGTCTGTTACCGATCCTGAGAATCAACCAAGCCAGTACGGTACGGTGCTAATGAAAGAATGGCAGGGGCTGACGGATGAGGAAATCACTGCTTTGAAGCGCAACGGCGAGAGATACATCAGTTCGCAAGACTTTGCCCGAGCCATCGAAGCCAAGCTAAAGGAGAAAAATGCCTGACATCAAACTCTACGACTACCAGAAGATTCCGCACCCGCGAGTCAAGGAGACGCTGAACTACTTTGTGCCGGAGAAGAAGACCAGCTTAGTCCTAGCACCAAAAGCACCGTGGGTAGATGGCAATATGTTCTGCTGCTACTACGATGAGAAGGGCAAGTTGATCGGCGTTAGGTTTGTTTACAAGGACGGTACATACAAGGATTTGATTGAGATAGAGGAAAAACCATGAAAGCATTTCCGCTTAAAGCAGTAAATAAGTTTGACGATAGCGAGGGCATGGACCTGCGTGATTACTTTGCAGCCCAAGCTCTTACAGGCGCACAGATTTGGGATGCTGTGTTAAATGGACGCAACTCTGTTTTAGCAGCAAATGGCGTAGATACTTTGGCAGAAGTAGCTTACGCAGTCGCAGACGCAATGATGAAAGCAAGGGAAAAACTATGAGAAACACTGTAATACCAAGTAACGCACTGCTTGACTACTTGATTAAACACCTTGAGTTGAAGAACAACCGTGCGCTGGCACAACATCTGGGGGTAACCCAGAGTGCTATCAGTAAGATTCGATACAGAACTAACCCACCATCAGCGGAGTTTATTTTGTTGGTGTACGACAAAACCGGTTTGAGTATCGAAGAGATTCGTAAACTGATCAAGCGAGACAGTTAAATGGCAGCAACACCTGAGAAGAAGGTCAAAGACAAAGTCAGGAAAATGCTGACCGAGTCCGGTGCGTTTCACTTCATGCCTGCTACGCATGGCTACGGCACGTCTGGGGTTCCGGATATTGTCGGCTGCTACAAGGGCAGGATGTTTGCCATCGAGTGCAAGGCTGGGGATAACAAACCCACGGCGCTCCAGCTAAAGAACCTATCCGCAATTGCTGCGGCGGGTGGGTATACCGAAGTGATCAACGAGACCAATCTCGAGGATGTAGGTGCGCTGTTGGCGAGGATAGCCCGCGATGCCCAAGGGAAACACTAATACTAAAACATGCCGCAAGCTGGAGATTCTAACGATCCTGAAACGGGAACACGCGTTGTCTGCAACGGAACTTTCCTCGAGGATGAAGATGACAGTGCGAAGCATACATAGATTCTTGGTGGAGTTACGCACAGAGAAGAAAATCTACCGCCGCTATCAGTTGAGGGATGCTGAAGCCAAGCGGCCTACGTTTTACTACAGCTTACGAAGGAACAGGGTATGACAACAAATGAGATCGTCGCACTATCAGACGTGCTTAATCGATTAGAAACCAAATTCGATTTGACACAACACAAGGTGCACATGCTACGCATGATGGTGGATCGCTGGGAGAAGAACACGCCGGTATATGTGCTGGACGTGGTGAATGGGTTTGACCGCGTGTCTCACGCCACAACACATCGGATGCTCAAGGAACTGGTCTCAGTAAAACTAGTCAAGGAAACTGTCGGTGCGCATGATCGACGCACACGGCTGCTCACACCGGGCGCAAAATTTGAAAGCTGCTTGAAGGAGTTGAGAAAATGATTTCCAAAGCCGTGCAGACTTTGCTTGACCGCATGAACGAATTCCCAAACGAGTTCGTCGATTCAGAATTTAATATGGCAAACGATACGTTTTGCACGGTGTGGGAGCGTACGCGCTGGGCAGGCGCAACCAAGCAGATGTTGGAGGACGATGACCACAATGTGTTCACCAACGAGGAAAGAGAATGCTACCTGATGCGGCTACGTGCCATAGTCCGCGCAAAGTTTGATGAGGATGTGTGCAGGGCGTTGTTGGAGGCTCAGGAAAGAAAAGAGTTTTACGCAAAGCAAATGGAGCTGCCGTTTAGCCCAGATGAGATACAGACCTTCACTCAATGGAAGCTAGGCAGACTAAAACCATGAATTTAATTACAGTGGACTTCGAGTCCTACTACAGCAAGGAGTTCGGCTTCTCAAAGCTAACAACTGAGGAGTACGTACGGGATGACAGATTTGAAGTGATTGGTGTGGGGATAAAAGAGAATGGCGAGGAGACCAAATGGTTCAGCGGGACTCACAATGAAATACAGGCGGTTTTCGGTAACTACAACTGGAAAGATTCTTTCGTCCTCGCACACAACACCGCGTTTGATGGGGCCATACTGTCGTGGATTTTTGGGATTCGCCCGAAGGGTTGGCTGGACACTCTTTCGATGGCGCGTGCTATTCATGGAGTCAGTGTCGGCGGTAGTCTCGCGAAGCTGGCGGAACATTACAACGTGGGCGTCAAAGGCGAAGAAGTAATCAACGCGCTGGGGCTGCGTAGGCAAGACTTTCCTGCTGCACAACTTGCCCGGTATGGTGAGTACTGCAAGAACGATGTTGACCTGTGCTACGACATCTTCCACCTGATGCTGGGTGCTGGGTTCCCTAAACAAGAACTGAAGGTGATTGACGCTACGCTGCGAATGTTTATCGAGCCATCGTTGGAGCTGGACTTACCACTACTCGAGCAGCACTTGGAAGAAGTCAAGGCGCGGAAGGAACGCTTGCTGGAGGCAGCGGCAGCGGACAAAGACACGCTGATGTCGAACGACAAGTTTGCTGAACTGTTGCTGGGGCTGCGGGTTAAAGAAACAGGGGAGCCGGTGTTTAAGTCCGCTTCCATGCTGCCCCGCAAGGTTAGTCCGAAGACAGGTAAAGAAGCTTGGGCATTCGCCAAGACTGACGAGGCGTTTAAGGAATTGGCAAAGCACCCTGACCCACGGGTGCAAGTGCTGGTGTCCGCTCGGCTGGGGAACAAGACCACGCTGGAGGAGACCCGGACGCAACGCTTCATCGACATTGCCAAGCGCGGCAAGTTACCGGTGCCACTTAAATATTACGCAGCCCATACAGGTCGGTGGGGCGGGGATGACAAGGTCAACCTACAGAATCTGCCAAGCCGAGGAGACAACGCAGGCAAACTGAAGAAGGCAATCTGTGCCCCCAAGGGCTACGTGATGATCGACGCTGACTCCTCGCAGATTGAGGCGCGGACGCTGGCGTGGCTGGCTGGGCAGGATGATTTGGTCGAGTTCTTCGAAAAGAACAACGCAGAGATTGCTGCCGGGGTGCCGAAAAAGGATATGAAGTATGACCCGTACAAGATCATGGCGGCGCAGATTTACAACAAGCAGGTAGACCAGATCGCAGACAACGAACGCTTTGTTGGTAAAACGACAATCCTTGGGGCGGGCTATGGCATGGGCGGCGAAAAGTTCCAAGCCCAGCTAAAGACCTTCAACGTGGACATTCCGTTGGATGAATGTAAGCGAATTATCGACGTATACCGGCGCACGTACAGCAAGATACCGCAGCTATGGCAGGCAGCAAACAGCTCACTGGAGGCCATGCTGAATCGACGTTTTGCTTCCGTTGGGCGGGAAGGCGTGATAAAGTTTGACGCAGAAGGGTGTGGCTTTGTCCTCCCAAACGGGCTTCCTTTACGCTACGCAGAGTTACGCAGGGTGTTGGATGCACAGGGGCGGGCGCAGTACGAGTACAAGACTCGGATGGGCTTCACCAAGGTGTACGGCGGTAAGGTAGTGGAGAACCTATGCCAAGCACTTGCCCGATGTGTTATTGCAGAACAGATGTTAAAGATCGGTAAACGGTACAAAACCGTACTTACCGTGCATGATGCCGTCGCTTGTATTGCACCGAAAGAAGAAGCAGATGTGGCGCAAGCGTATGTTGAGGACTGTATGCGATGGACACCCGCGTGGGCAACCGGTCTACCGCTCAACTGCGAATCAGGAGTCGCTGAATCCTATGGGGAATGTTAACGTGCTGACAGAAATGGTGGACTACAAGAAGGTGTTGGCCTTCATAAATAACGTCTGGGCGAAGTCGCTATGGGCGGTCGTGATGCTCCTGCTGGGGTTGTGGATAGGCTCTGTCCAAACTGAAGGGCGTATCGCTGGTGATTGCAAATTCGCTGGTGCGTTCCGTGTGGACATTCAGGCGTTCGCATGCCAGAGAAAAATATGAAGTACACATGGTCGTATAGCAGCATCAACTTGTTCCAGCAGTGCCCTCAGAAGTACTACCGACTGCGGATAAAAAAGGATATTGTTGAGCCACCACAAGAGCATCTGCTGTATGGTACTGCGGTACACACTGCTGCTGAAGAATATGTACGGGACGGCAAAGAGATACCAGCTAAGTATGCATTCATCAAGCCGCAGCTAGATGCGTTGGTAAAGATTAAAGGCGAGAAGCATTGCGAGTATGAGATGGGGCTGACCAAGAACCTGCAACCTTGCGGGTTCAAGGCGGAAGATGTTTGGTGGCGGGGTATCGCTGACCTGATTATCATCAACGACGATAAGTGCTTCCTTGTAGATTACAAGACAAGTAAGTCCAGCAAGTATGCGGACACAAAGCAGTTGGAGCTTCTGTCACTGGCAATCTTCAAGCACTTTCCGCAAGTGAAGAAGATCAAGGCAGGGCTGTTGTTTTTAGTAGTGAATGACTTCGTCACCCGTGAATACGAGAACGATGAAGGTAAGGGTAAAGCGTGGCTGCAATGGTTGGATGCAACGCACACGCTGGAGACTTGCATGACAGCAAACGTGTGGAACGCAAAACCGAATTTCACCTGCAAGAATTTCTGCCCAGTGATTGACTGCATCCATAATGGAAAGGCTCACTGATATGCCGTACACTAAATCCCCTCGGCCTTACAAGCACGAGTACGAAATGCAAAAGAAGCGTGGCGAGAATCCTGATAGGATGGAACGCCAACGTGCCCGTAGAAAGCTAGACAAGGAAGGTGTCAGCCGTAAAGGTAAAGACATTGACCACGTCAAGATGTTGAGCAAAGGCGGTAGCAACGCCGATGGAATCAGATTAGTATCACCCTCAAAGAACCGTGCACGTAACGGACACAAGAAGGGCGAAAAGAAGTAAGTAGTTGTAGTACCGCAGTACACAATTTGAAACGCAGCAGGCTATTGTGAAAATGTCACTTTAGCCTGTTCCCCCTTGGAGCAAGCATGCAAATCATCGAAGACAAAGCACTATTACTAAAAGTGCGGCACCCGGAGCGGATCACGGAAGTGATACCGAAAAGCAAAGTACTAAACAACGGCGAGGTGCTGGTCAAGTGGGGGCTGGAGGAAGCGCAGGTGCTGAAGAATCTGCGCATCAAGAATGTGCCGTCACCCATCATGTCGCACTACCACTGGCCCGGCCTGTACCGTCCGTTTGATCACCAGAAAGAAACCGCATCATTTTTGACCCTGCACCGGAGGGCATTTTGTTTTAACGAACAGGGCACCGGTAAGACAGGCAGTGTGATCTGGGCGGCGGACTATCTAATGTCGTTGGGCCACATACGTAGAGTGCTTGTCCTGTGTCCGCTGTCGATCATGCAGTCAGCTTGGCAGAATGATTTGTTCAGGTTCGCCATGCACCGCACGGTGGCAATTGCCCACAGCCACTCCCGCCAGAAAAGAATCGACGCAGTATGCAGCGATGCGGAGTTCGTCATCTGTAACTTTGATGGGCTAGACATCATCAAGGACGCGATAAAAGAAAACGAATTTGATCTCATCGTCGTTGATGAAGCCAACGCATACAAAACGGTTTCCACGAAACGGTGGAAGGTGCTGAACCAAATACTGACACCCAGCACATGGGTCTGGATGATGACGGGCACCCCTGCTTCGCAGTCCCCCACGGACGCATATGGGCTGGCGCGTATCGTCAACCCATCGTCGGTGCCTAAGTTCTTTGGGTCGTTCCGCGACATGGTGATGCAGAAGATCACAACCTTTAAGTACGTGCCACGCCCACAGGCAGAGTCCATCGTGCATAACGTACTACAGCCAGCGATCAGGTACACCAAAGAAGAATGCCTTGACCTGCCGGAGATGACGTACACCACCCGTAACATACCGCTCACCCCTCAGCAGATGAAGTATTACGAGACGCTGCGTAAGCACATGGTGGCGGTCGCTGCCGGGGAAGAGATCACAACAGTCAACGCCGCTGCTAGTCTGAACAAACTCCTACAACTCTCTTGTGGTGCGGTGTACTCTGATAGTGGAGAGGTCGTTGCGTTCGATGCATCTAATCGCATTGCAGCATTAAAAGAAGTTATCGATGAAGCTACGCACAAGGTGATCGTATTTGCTCCCTATAAACATAGCATTCATATAATTAGCGAAGAGCTAAAGAAGTCTGGTTATACCTGTGAGGTAATTAGCGGAGACGTGTCTGTTGGCAAACGCACCGAAATCTTTGCCAAATTCCAAACAGAACCTGACCCAAAAGTTTTGGTAATCCAGCCACAAGCGGCCTCGCATGGTGTAACCTTAACTGCTGCCAACGTGATTGTGTACTGGTCGCCCGTCATGAGCGTGGAGACCTACCTACAAGCTAACGCACGAACCCACCGTGCTGGGCAACGCAACCCCTGTACCGTAGTTCACCTGCAAGGCTCCCCCGTAGAGAAACGTATGTACGCCATGCTGGAGGCGAAGATTGATATTCACTCCCGTGTGGTCGATCTATATAAAAATTTCCTTGATCCTCTTGACAGTGTCAAAGAATAGTTCTAATCTGTAGCCGTAGTTACCCTTGGAGATCGACATGACTGAAGAAGCACTAGCAGAGGTGCCTGTCATCCCAACTGACAAGCTGGTGAAAGCGTACATTAAGATACGCGATGCCCGTAAGACGTTGGCTGACAAGTACGAGAAAGAAGACGCTGACCTCAAAGAGTCGCTGGAAGCAATTGAAAGCCAGCTTCTCGAAGCATGCAAAGTGGTCGGTAGTGACAGCTTACGAACACCATTCGGTACGGTCAGCCGCCGTGTATTAAAACGGTTCTGGACAAACGATTGGCATTCGTTCCACGAGTTCTTGAAGGAGCACGAAGCCTTGGAGTTACTGGAGAAGCGAATCTCGCAATCCAACATGGCTACGTTTCTTGAAGAAAACCCTGACCTGCATCCGCCGGGTCTAAATGTTGACAGCCGTTACGCGGTTGTTGTTCGTCGTAAATAAGGAGAAAGACAATGAGCGAACTTGCTCTATTTAATCAGAATCTTCCAGCACACCTGCGTAACGCGGAGATGGATGAAACAACCAAAGCCTTGATGGGTAGTGGCGGCGGTGGCAGCAAGCGCATCTCTATCGAGGGCGGCGTTTGGCGCATGATGGTCAACGGCAAGGAAGTTGCACAGAACGAAGACCGTGCCATGAATGTAGTCATCGTTGCGGCTGCACAGAAAGTCTCGCGTATCTTCTACGCAGGCACCTACAAGAAAGGCGTTATCAGCGCCCCAGATTGCTGGTCACCTGATGGCGAAGTACCAGATGCCAAGGCCAAGAACCCGCAAAGCAAGTCGTGCGCTACTTGCCCACAGAACGTAAAAGGTTCGGGTAACGGCGATACACGTGCATGCCGCTTCCAGCAGCGTCTGGCTGTGGTATTGGAGAACGATGTTGCTGGTGATGTGTATCAGCTTGCGCTGCCATCCACGTCGATCTTTGGTGCAGGCGAGAACGGCAAGTGGCCTCTGCAAACCTACGCCAAGATGATCGCAAGCAAGGGTGTGCCTATTACGTCCGTCGTAACAGAGATGCGCTTCGACACTAGCAGCTCGACACCGAAGCTGACGTTCAAGCCAGTGCGTTATCTGGAGACGGATGACTTCAATACCGCACTGGAGCAGGGCAAGTCCCCGGCGGCTATCAGCGCAATCACCATGACTGTCGCGCAGACCGATGGTGTTAAGGATGACGGCGAGGAGTTCGAACAGAAAGCACCCGCTGCCAAAGTTGAAGCAGCAGAACCTGCGGAAGTGCCAGAGCCTACTAAACGCGCAAGCAAGAAGGAGGAAGCCCCAGCACCCAAGAAGGACGTAAGCAAAATCCTCGAAGAGTGGGACGATGAGTAACGGGTACGCATCCCGGTTCATTAAAGCTGTGAATTCAGCGGACACTAACAAGCTTGGTGTCCAGCTTGGCAACCTGTGCATAGAAAACGACATACCAGCACAGGACGTGGCGGAGCACTTTGGAGTAACCCGCACCACGATATACAACTGGTTCAAAGGGCTGACGAATGTTCCGCCCATGCATCAGGAAACCGTTGCCAAGGCTATCAAAGTGCTGCTGGATAAACGGAAATAGCGCAGGTTTGGGGGGCTAGGGCGCGCACCCGAAGAGGGTAGTTGCCGTCACTATCCCTGCCCACCCATTTTTAAAAGACGGCTTGGGGCGGCTATGCTTACGAGGACAGACTTCCTGTCTTTAGTTTTACCACCTACGGGGCACTATTGCGTAGTGGGGCTAAAGAAGGATGCAAAACCAAAACAAATATTCGTGTCGTCAGTAGAGGAGATTGATCTCTATGCGGATGCGCTGGTGCACAAAGGGTACGACGCGTACTTTGCACTTGCTTCGTTCACTGAAGACGCGGGACGGACTGCTGCCAATGCAGCACAACTAAATTCTTTCTTTCTCGATCTCGATTGCGGTCTTGGTAAGCCTTATGCTGACCAAGCGGATGGTATTGCCGCGCTCAAAGAGTTTGTGAAAAAAGTTGGTATGCCGAAGCCAACTGCGATTGTGAACTCCGGACGTGGAGTGCATGCGTACTGGGTGGTAGAGCAGCCAATCGAGAAAGCCGAGTGGCGTGGGTTAGCGGAGGGTCTCAAGGCACTGTGCACAGCGCACAACCTGCATGCCGATCCAGCAGTCACCGCTGACGTTGCGCGTATCTTGCGTATACCGAACACGCTGAACTTTAAGAACTCGGATGATCCGTCACCCGTGAAGCTTGTCATGGCTGGGTCTCGCGTAGGTGTGGAAGCATTACGGGATAAGTTCGTAGTGAACGAGCTGCACATCCCCGGCGAGAAACCGTTTCAGCGGGAGATGGACCCAACCACGCTGGCGCTGCTAGGCAACTATCAGTCCAAGTTCAAGACCATTCTGATCAAATCAGTACAAGGAGAAGGCTGTGCTCAGATTGCGCACATTTACCAAAATCAGGACTCCGTGGAGGAACCGCTATGGAGGGCGGGCTTATCAATTGCTCACCACTGCGCCGACGCAGCAAAAGCCATCCACATTCTCTCGAACAAACATCCGGAATATGATGCGCGTACAACTGAAAAGAAAGCAGCGCAGACCAAAGGTCCATACACTTGCGAGACCTTTAAAAAGCTATCACCTGCGTTATGCGAGGGCTGTGCGGTCAAGGTTACCTCTCCTATACAAATCGGACGAGAAGTTATCCATCCCGACGAAAATGCGGATGACCCGGTTGTACAGGACGTTGAGCCTGTTACCCAAGAAGTGCGTCAGTACACGATACCTAAATACCCTTTTCCTTTCTTTCGTGGGAACGTAGGTGGCATCTATTTACAGGTAGAGCCGAAGAAGAATAAAGACGGTACGGTGGAGAGCGCGGAAGACATACTAGTTTTTCCGCACGACTTTTATGTTGTGAAGCGACTGCACGATCCTGAAGAAGGCGAGTGCATCATGATGCGGCTGCATCTACCAAAAGACGGTGTGCGTGAGTTCATCATGCCGCTGCGGGAAGTTATATCCAAAGACAGATTTATGGGTGAGATTGCCAAACATGGAGTGGCACTCATAGGTAAAAAACAGGAGGCAATGATGTTGTACACCACCCGCTGGGTTGAGGAGCTTCAAGCAATCGGCAAAGCTGAGATTGCTCGAAAGCAGTTTGGTTGGCTGTCAGATAACAGCGCGTTTATTCTGGGCGATAAAGAAGTCCGGCACGATGCTATTGAGTACAGCCCGCCTTCCGCTGCGACGCTACCTTTGATACCCGCGTTCGGTGTGCGTGGTGACTTCCACGTGTGGAAAGATGTGGTCAACCATTACCGGCATCCCGGCATGGAGCTTCGTGCATTGGCACTCTTTATGGGTTTTGGTGGGCCGCTGATGAAGTTCGTGGCAGGCGGTGCGCTGAATGGGTTCCTGCTGAATCTGGTCAGTAAAGAAGGTGGCACCGGTAAATCAACGCTGCTGCAAGCAATCAATAGCATCTACGGCAACCCTGATGCGCTGATGATGTCCTACAAGGATACGCACAACTTCCGCTTGCAGCGGTTTGGCAGCATGCAGAACATCACCGCGACGATTGATGAGCTGACCAACATGAAGCCGGAGATGATGTCCGATCTGGTGTACGACATTACGTCAGGTAAGGGCAAAGGCCGGATGTCCGCCAAAGCTAACGTGGAGCGGGTTAACAATACGACATGGCAGCTACCGGTGGTCTCTTCATCCAACAAGGTGATTCGGGATGCGCTGCTGTCGATCAAGTCCTTCCCCGAACCGGAACTGCTGCGCATACTGGAGGCAAATTTAGCTATCGATAATTCGCTCGATGCAGTGCAGGCCAAGCAGCACTTTGGCAGGCTGCCAAGCAACTACGGACACGCAATCATCCCCTACATCCAACACGTACAAAGTGACTTACCTGCGATGATTGAATTGTTGAATGGTGTGAACGAAAAGTTAGATCGGGCGGCAGGCATCATGGGCAACGAGCGGTTCTGGTCTGCCGGTATGGCGATTGGCCTGACAGGGGGCATCATCGCGGCTCGGTTGGGGTTGCACGATATTCCGGTCAAGCCGGTGATGGACTGCGCGGTGCAGTTGATTCAGAACAGCCGCCGCAGTAACAAGGAGTCAATGTTCGACAGTGAAGATTTCCTTGGCGCGTTCCTACAGCGTCACTTCCACGAGATTCTGGTGATCAACGGGTCGAAGGACAACAAGACCGGGCTGGAGCATGCGCCTATCCGGGAACCCCGTGGCCCACTAACCGTACGGTATGAGCCAGATACCAAGCTGTTATTTGTGTCGGTGCGCCCGTACCGGGAAGATTGCAGCAAGTATTCGATGAGCTATGACGGGTCGCTGGAGCCATACCAGAAAGCCGGTGCCTATCTTGGGATGAAGCGTAAGCGGATGTTTGCAGGCACGATTACCAACACTGCGCAGAACGTACACGCGCTGGTGTTCGACGCTTCGAAGCTGGACTTTTTTAACGAGGATGTCCTGCTAAATGCTCCGGATTCTATCCCTTCCGATTTCGATTGACTGGAAGAACTTCCGCCCGGATACCTCAATCTTCATACCCTGTCTGGATTACCGCCCAGTGCAGGAGTTTGTGGAGGCTGAGGCTACCCGGCTGCGGATGCAGGTTGTTTGCAAACGGGTAATAGAAAACCGTAAGTACGGATTGCGTGTCTGGAGATTGGCATGATATGCTTGGCGCACTCACTGCTTTCTCCAAGGGAAGTTGAGTTCGCCCCCGAGTGCTTCTCCCCTTTGCACCGGGGGCTTTTTTACATCCTCGCCATCTGCTTCATCCTCGGTATATTGTAGGCTTCAAGGAATTCTTTCTCTACCCGCAAAATCTCATCTGTCTTTTCCCGTTTTTCTGCCGGAGATAGATCAGAATCATTAGCAATGATGTTGCGGTACTTCCGTAGCTTGGCTAGGTGGTCCTCAATTTTATTGACTGCACCTCTCATAGCATACAGCTTCAGTTTGTCTTCGGTCAGATATTCCTGCAATTCTTCTGTACGCCCTTCGCGCTTGAAGGTATTAACTGAGTTAACCACCTTGTCAACGCGCTCACGGAATTCGTAAAACTCTGTCTTGTACCCACGCCCAGTATCGTCATACATGAACGTCTTGATCAATGGCAGCTTGTTGACAGGTTTAGCTATCCGATTGGGATCACCTACCGCATCAGTCACATCCAGTATCACCCCACCCACGGTGCCAAGATAGCCACGCATTAGATAGTCAACCTTCATCGGCGATAGCCCAACATACCCAAACAGCTTAGCTAGTTCTGACGTGTGGTCGTTGAACTGTAAGTAAGTTTCCTTACCTGCCATGTTGATGCCGACAATCGGATTATCCGTAAAGAACGAATAGTTCGTAGCTACCTCAATAGCAGGCTTGAGCAACTGCGGCGTAAGGTTGACCCCACCATAGGCGTTGATGGCAGCATTTCGCATGCTCTTCATGAAAGTCGTAGCGTCTACTGGGCGGTCAGTGCCCTCACGTGCAATCGCCTGATAGATACGCTCTGGGATAACTTTGAACAAGAAACCAATTTCAGGTGCCACAGGCAGTTTCATACCCGTGCCGGGGATGATGAAGTTGAAGTCACGCTCACGGTCATCCAGACCTTTGTAGTCATCATCGTCGCCCACCAACGCAGCGTAGAGCATGGATAGTGCAGCAACCTTGGCACCGGTGCCGAAGAACAAAGCCATAGCAGCCTTGCGATCCTCCATCGCCAACCCTTTACCTTGGATAGTGCGATACAGCACGTCCATACCTTGGATGTAGGCGTTCATGAAGGGGACAATCTGACGCAGGATACGTACTGTCTGCCCGTTGCCGGAAGTCTTGAAGTTGATGTACTCCTTAGCACGATGGAAAGCCAGCACTCGGTCGCCGGTCTCTTTCATGGTCTGGTCGTAGATAGCAGCACGTACCGCCATGTCCGCTGCCAGCGAGAAGTCTTCCAGCTTGTCCCAGAAACGCTTAATAGCTGCGCGGTCTTGCAGCCCATGCCGCTCACGCACTTTACGCATGACGTGATCAGGCATCCCATCATAAGCGCCGGTAATACCTAGTCCCTGAATATCGGATTCGCTGCCGGTGACTGCTTTGTAGAAGTTACCCAGCACCTGCGTGGGTAGCGAGAACGGATGCTTCACGCCCGACAAGAACATCGCACGTACCGTATCCTGTACAAGCTGACTAAGCGCAAAGGTCGGCATGTGGGTAACGAAGCTACGTAGCCCAGTAGCAGCCACGGTAAACGCTTTTAATGCAGGCCCTGCTACATCTACCACGTTGGAGAACGCCGCCAAGTCTTCTTGGTTCTGCAAGCGGAATGCCACGCGCTCACCATCGCGGTAGGCAAACACTACCAAGTGCCGGTTGTTTTTCAGCTCGCGGTCAACCTCATCCTGTGTCTTTAGCTCATCAGCAGATGGCAACGCCTCAAGCGTCTTGATAGCCGCACGGTTCTTCAAACCAGAGCGCATCGCCCAGATAGTGTGCCCCACCATGTTGTCCATCACGTTGCGGATTTCTTTGGAACTACCTTCCTTGTCCAGTGTCGGAAGGCTAGTCAAATGCACGTTACCGGTACGAATCTTAGTAAGCCCGTCTACCTTATTGTCTTCTTCCTCGATACGCGTCCACGGCACATAACCAATATTGTCTTTCCAAGCCTGCGCTTCTGCTGGGCTTAACCGCCCCATAGCTACCAAGAAGTCGGTGATGCCTTCGTTGTATTTAGTGAATACGTCAAACGCTTGCTTCAGTTCTGGGAACTCACGCATCGCCTCGAGGCCAGCATCGATCTCTTCCTGTGAAGCACGGACTTGTACAATTTGATCACGAAGTAGTTTAGCCGCACGCTTATTACCTTTGGCTTCCGCAGCATCGGCTTGCTGGCGCAAAGTTTCTGCACGTTTGTTCAGCTCATTCGCACGTTGCGCGATAAACGCACGATGTGCAAGAGTGATGGCGGTATTAGCCGATCCAAGTTTCGCACCTAGTTCTTCCGTGATGATTTCAAACACACGGTCAAGACTAATCTGCTGCCCATTTTCTACGCGGTCATAGACTTCGACTAACCCATCTTTACCAACACGCACACCACCCCTACGCATCAGTTGATCAGCTACACCAGTCGCTTCCTGTGCCTGTTCGTTCAGGATGTCAGGGCGGATATTGCCTAATGCATCGGTTACTTTGTTTTGATAGGCGGCTGCAATCTGCTCTTTGACCGGAGCGTCTTTATCTACCACTGCCTGTCGAACTGCCATCGGCAGACCTTTGGTTTTACCTGCAAGCAGCGTTACGCGGTCTAGTAGCGTCTGGTCAACATCAGGCTCCGGCTCATTACCGATACCCTTCATGCGATCATTCAGCGCAGCAGCACGTTGCCCTTCGGGGGTTAGTGGCTCTTCCTTTCGACGGCGGTACAGGATGCGGCCTTCTTTCTGACCGTACGCGCCTGTATTGAACGGAGACTTTAGCTGGCTGCTGTTGTAGACAGCGAGGTTCTTGCGACGGCCTTCAAAAACGTAGAAACCATCGAAGCCAGCAAATCGAATAGCTTCCTGCACATCTGGGGATTCAATAGCCCCCCAACTACCCCGCTGAATGTCTGCAAACGTGCCTGCATCAAGAGAAATCGTACGCTTTAATTCCGCGAGGTGCGCTGGGTTATCGTAGTCAAATGGCTTTTGTGCGCTGACATAGACCGGGATAATGTTTGCACGACTGGGTAACTGATTTAACAATATCTGATTTAACTCAGACTCGATTGAATATGGGGATAACCCATAAGAAGCATCAACTTGATCTAAATCTCGTGTAATTTCAGCCGCTTCTTTTTTAGTAATGTTGCCATTTGCTAATGCAAGCCGTGTAGCTTCCTTAATCCACCCCGCACGTTGTTCAGGAGTAGCTTGATTAAAAAGCTGCGTAATCATGTAATTTTCGCTGGCGTGGCTAAACGACCTAGCAAACGCTGGCGAGTCTGTAACAAAAATAGCATTCGCCTGCTTAGGGCGAAATTCTTCAATATCCTGAGCCGTGCCGTGATACATCAGCTTCGGTGAGCCATCTGGATTGCGGACAACGGAGTTGCCGAACCATTTCTTGAATGCATCGGTGCCGACACGGTACAGGGGCTTGCCTTTAAACGCAGCAACACCTTCAGCTTTCGGGCCACCTGCAACAACAAACCGCTGTGCGTTAGCCAGCAGCTCACGAACTTCAGTGTCGGTTACTTTGCTTGGGTTAAACCCAAGGCGGCGGATGAATTGGCGGATTGCGTTAAAGATGCGCTGGATGGCGTTGTTATACACCCCAGCTTCTGCCATTTCAGCAAGCACTTCTTCGACGGCGGTGTGCTTATCCAAGCCTTCCGCTATTTTTGCTTTTGCTGCTTCGCGGACTTTAGCGTTGCCGTTGTAAATGTCATCCATCACTTTGCCGTAGGTATTGCCCAATATGGACTGAATACCAAAGTGGCCTAACGCTTCGTGGGTTAGCGTCAGCACCGCTTCTTTTACGTTCGGGATGTTGTCAGCAATTAAATAGACGGTCTGCGTGTTCGGGTCATACACCCCCGGTGCGCTAAGTGCATTGTCCCTGAGCATCTGTTGCAGCAACTGTGGCGGCAGCTCTTGGATGTCCTGAACAACTTCAGTCTTGGGTGCGTTCTTCCAGCGGGCGATGATGCCGTTGACAACCTTCTCAACCGCAGACTTGGGCATGCCCTCATCGATTGGGTTCTCTGGCGTACGATATAGCGCCCGTTTAGTTTCCTCGGCAATACCCTCTTCTTCCTTACGAGCAGCCATCTGCGTTTTTGCAGCAACAGCGGACGGGGTGCCGGGTACAGTCTTGGTAACTTCTCTAGTTACTTCTGGCGCAGCTTGGCGAGTCAGATCACCAGCTTTTACTGCTTTACCACGCACGAAGTCCATGACAGCGTTCTGATTGTCAGGGACGATGAACAGTTTTGCACCGTCCATCTGCTTCTCGTAGTTATCTAGCAGGAACTTGTACGTCGTCTTGTCTACATTGATGCAACCGAAAGAGTAGCGCGAGTCTTCTGGGCTATCTTTAGCCAGCGCCTTTTGTCGGGCTTGTGCATCCGACATCTTAGTGTAGACGGAATGGAATAGCGTGATGGAATATTCACCATCAATTGCTTTATCCAAAACGAATACTTTGCCAAAGTCATAATCACCAGCGGTCACCGCTTCGCCTTTGCTACGGGTCGCGTCACGCAGGCCCATAGTGAACAAACCAGCAGGAGTAAGGCGGTTAGCTTTTACATCCGTGTTGCCCTTGTAGTAATCCCCGGTCTGCAAACCAAGCAGTACCTTCTTATCAAGGATAGGTTGCCCATTAGCATCGAACACAAACACACGGGCGTTTGGCTTGTCGGTGAGAACGAACAGCTTATTGTTCTTCTGAAGGTCTGCTTGGATAGCAGGCATGATGTTGGCATACGCTTGTTGCGCAGCGGGGGACATCCGCGCCTTTACTGCTTCTGGCACCTGAGCAAGAACCTGCTCAACTGTGGTTACGTTCTTTGGAATCGCTACCTGATAGCCGGGGCCGATGTAGTTAGGGTTCAGAATGACGGCAGCAGCCAGCACAGAAGCATGCAATTTCTTGATGATGCTGCGGATTGCTTTGTCAATCGCCTGTGCGCCTTTGGTCGCAAACTTGACGATGTCTTCACGAACCTTGGCAAGGAACGCTGGGCTGTTTACCGGCTCGCCATAATGCTCGGCAAGCTTTTGCTGTTCAGGCGATGAAAGTTGTAAAACAGCAGGTGCAACGGTCTCTTCGTCGATTACACGGAACTGCCCTTCAATCACGTTGCTTAAATCTTCAAGCGCGACTGAATTATCGTATGGGTCGGCTACGTTACGAACAAAATCCACCGCTTCTTTGCGGGTGTAGCCATTAAACACAAGTTGCGAAATAGCATTGTCTGCACTGACTCGATTTTCTGCTAGTGCGGGAACGCCAGCAGCTTCAGCAGTAGTCGGTGCTTGTATTTCTTGGGCAGTGGGAGGTTGTACAGGAAACGGTACATCCGGAGCAGCAGGTTGTTCAGTAGGGGTCGCACTTGGAGGCACCGTTAATGCAGTTGACTGTACTCCCGCTCCGACATCAGGCTGTTGAGCAGCCCCTCCAGTAACATCCACTCCACCGGGGAGAGGTGCTGTAATTCCTCCGGGGGGTGCGGCTCCGCGTTCGCCAGCCATTGCAGTGCTAGGCTCAGCTGCTGGTTCGACAAGCTCTGTAGGTTGGATGACATCGGTTGCCTCCTTTGCTTTTTTAGCACGTGGCTTTCTTGGTGGGCGCAGATCAAGTTCACCTTGCTCCATGAACACCGGGCTGCTCAAAAAGCTGTTAACCCCTTCGATCAGCTTGGGGCTACGGTTAGGGTTGTTAGCAAAATCAGTCAGCACTTCTTGAACTTCGGCGCGTTGGGCGGGATCAGCCAAGTCCTTGCCCATAATAGCTTCACGCAGTCTCTTATTAGTCTTGCCGATACCCATCGCCTTGAAGTCAGCTTCGGTAACCGGGCGAGTTTCAACCGCCTCCTCCATCGCAGGTGCAGGTTGAATGTACTGTGGACCAAGACGGAACCCCGGCTCTTCTTCAGGAACTACTAGTTCAGGTGCTGGCTGCGACTCAAACAGTGCGCGTTGCTCGCGCTCGTTCATCTGTAAGAACGCACGGTCAGCGTCTGTAATTGCCTGACCGGCACTCAGTCTGCTTTGGATGTCCTGTATGCGCTGTTGCCTGAAAAACTCTGTCTGTTCAGGTGTGATACCTGCGGGGGCAGCAGGCGTTTCTCCAAGCACAACACCTTCACCTGTGCGCTGGCGCGGCATGACAGGAGCTTCAAAGTCCAGCCCCATCTGCCCCGGTTCTGGTGCAGCACCCGCACGTTCTGCACCTTCCAAACCTTTAGATAGTTGCTTGATCTGTTTTTCCAGACCGGCACGGGCAGTGTTTAGCTCGTTTGCTTGGTTGAGGATAGCGGTCTTTTGTTCATCAGAAGCTGCGGTCTCGAACTGCCCTTTCAGGCGGTCAACTTCACGCATCAGCACATCATGCTGATCCCGCAACTCAGTAATCTGGAACAGCCGATTCTGACGTTCAGCTTCTTTCTCTTCAGCTTCACGGTATGGCTCTGGTGGTGCGCGGAACCCTTCGTATCCTTCACTCAGCTCAGGCACTTGCCCAAGCGGTAGTTGTTCTCCTTTTCCTGCGGTGTACGCGGCCTCTTTTCTAGCAGCCTCTCGATCTTCTGCTGCGTATTTTTCCCGCGCAACCGATCTTTCTAACGCACGTCCGGGTATAGAAATACCCCCGCCGAGGATGGCACCACCAATAAAGTTGTCGAAGTATTCTTTACGTGCCTGCGCATCTGTTAACTGAAGGCCCGCTTGCGCACGCTCGAACACCTGCTGCGCGGCTTCTGTAAGTCCTTCGGTGCCCATCGCCTTTAGCGTAGATGGGCCGTAAGCTTTGACTGTATTTACAGTGGTGCCGATGATACCGTTGCGCACAATATGTGCAGCTTCTTCACGGGTAAGCTCTCTACCAGCCTGCTTAAAAATACGTTGAATGCCGGGGATGTATTTCAGACCAATTGTATCTAGCGCAGCTTGAGGTATGGACGCGCCAACCGCAGCCATCGCGTTCACGTCATTTGGCTTTATCCCTTCTTCTATTTGCCGAGAAATATTTGAACCAGTGAACTGCGCAGCCGATGTACCAAACGCAGCAAGTGCAGCAGAACCTATCCCGGCAACTGCAAGTTCAGGCGCGGCAACCGCAGCCGCAGCCCCCGCAGCAAGTGGTGCCCCCATGTAGGCAAGCGACTGCCCCGCCAATCCTTTTACGTACTCAAACGGGGCTTCAGTAAGTTCTGGCTGTTTGTAGATTTGTGCTGCTTTTTCTTTATATTCTTTACGTGCAGCTTCAGCACCTGCTACTCCAAGCGGAATACCAAGTGCCGCAACGTCCCCTTTTAGGCTTTCAAACCCACCTTTTAGTCCAGCAAAAAATCCAGTTTGCGGACCTTTCGCGCCCGGTGCCCCCATCAAATGCTGAATAAGCTCCGAGTCGTTATACCCAGCTTGGCGAGCGCCAGTAACATCAAATTTTTTCTGCTGCCCAAGATAGTCAACTACCTCTGGCAGAGTGTAACCAGCGCGGAGAGCACCTTCGACATCAAATGCCATAGTGTTACTCCTAAATTATCGCCCAAACGAAGATAGCGGGGGTCTATTACTTGGCGGTGCTGTTTGTGGCGCTGGGCCCTGTCCGGTAGGAGCATTCCTCATAAACTGCTCTGCTAACCGCTGTGCATACGCCATAGCATCTTGTTGTAGTAGTTGTGGACTGTTAAGGTACACGGATTTATCCCCGTTATTTTTAATAAACGAGTCCGCCGCCTCAATCAAAGTACGTGCACGGCGCTCATCAAGTTGCCCTAACCGAAGTGCATTTGTATAGGCACTTTGAACTCGTGCCGACAGATCGGCTTTATATTTTTCCATCTCGAGTTGGGCTTGCGACGTAGTTGCGGATTGCCGAGTTTGGTACAGATCAACATCTCGCTTAGTCTCAGCAGAGAATACTTGTGAAGAAACTAGCGCACTAGTCTTATTCAAGTCATTCTGCGCTTTTGCTTTTTCCATCTTGGCGGCTTCAAATCTATCTTTCGCAGCATCCCGACGAGCAATGTCTTTCTCAGCACCGGTTTGTTTAGCCTGCTGATCCGCCATACGAAGTGTTTCAATCCGCTCATCGTATTTTTCTTCCGCAGCCCGTAGGTCTTTTACGTCCTGCTTGTAAGCGGTAAGCGCAGAACGACCTGCTTCGCTCAAAGCTTGGAACTCTTGCCCCCGCCGTGCGCCCATCACGCCAAGACCTGCCATCATGAGAGCTTCGCCTTTAGCTTCACCTTTGCGCTTCTCAAGCTTACCTTTTCTACCTTCGACATCGGTAATCATCTTGGAGATTAAATTAGGATCAACCCCCTGCGATCTCAGGTAGTCAGCACGCTCTCTTCCGTAATCAGCAAGTTCTTTAGGGGCTTCACCTTCATAAAACTCCCCAGCTATTTTTATCGCGTTGGGGTTAAACGGTTTAAATGTAGGTGCGTCTAACAATATAGATTTACTTTGCGCTGGGGCGGGTGCGGATGGCCCTCTACGTCCAGCAGTCGGAACTGAAGGTGGTGGGGGTTGTTGGTTATCTCCAGCAGGGAGAGCATTGCTCACATTAGTAAATGTAGCTGCGCCACGAGCGCCTTCACTAGGATAGCTTTGAGACAAACGCTCAGTCAAAACTTTACGCCCTTGCTCAAGACGTTGGCGTTCCGCACTTGATATGCTCGGGTCCATTAACCGCTGCTCAATATTTTGCAGCTCCTTATTGCTCCGCATCGCTGGGCTTTCTTGGAACGGTAGCGTATTCCGCTGAAATGCGCCAAGGAAAGAATTTTCTGGGAACATAAACCCACGCTCAAACAACCCCGGTTTATACCTGACAAGGCTTTCATCTTCCCCGGCGTATCCCGGCACATCGCCGCCATCACCAAACGCAACGATGCCACCACCAGCATACTCACCTACGCCACCAGCGGATAAATTAAGTAGCCCACCTTCAGCCGCTTCCATCATTAGTGGAGGAGCCGGAGGAGTGCCGATACCGGGAGAAGAGCGTAACTGTGGGGTTATGTTTTGTGGCCCAACTGCCAGTGTAGGCAGTCCAAGCACGTCTTGCGCGGCAGTAGTTTGCGGGGGTTTTGTATCTTGCTTAGCAATACGGTCACGCATCATGCCCGCCATCATTGCCTTTTGTGGCTCAAGCATGCCCAACTGCACCATGCGCCCAAGCTCTTCTTTGGAGTACTTAATGGCTAAGTCTTTAATTTCTTGCAGTTGTCTTTGCATGATTTACCCCTGCGCCAACTTGTTAGCAGCAATACTTGCGAGACCGCCCGGCACAACACCACCTTTAGCACCAAATAGCCCAGCCTGTTTTGCGCCAAGATATGTAAGCCCCGCCCCTCCTAGCTGCCCAAGCATAGACGGAGGTTGTTGATACATCGTTTGCGAGTACTGAGCCAACGGCAGACCACGTAGCATATCTGACATGAATGCCACTTGCTGGTATGGGTGTTGTCGTTGGTTTTGGAAGTCTTGGTACGCTTGGCTAAGTCTTTGTTGCTCAAGTTCACGTTGCTGCGCACCTGCTGCCATTTGCCCTTGCAGGATATCTTTCTGCTGCCCGAATTCCGCCTGCCCTAATTGACCTAATGCGCCTGCGGCTTGTAGCCCAGCAGCCGTACCACGCAAACCTAAATCAGCGCCGAACTGCTGCGCTTGACGAGCCTGTTCAAACGCGGTCTGCATCCCCCGCCCATAAATGTCTGCTTGTTGTTGCCCAAGATTACGTTGGCGCTCTGCTTCAATTAATGCGGACCTTGAACCACCAAATGCGCCGCGCTGAACCGCTTGGGCTTGATTCATTTGGCCTTCCATAGCTGAACGACGCGCAGCCTCACGCATTTGCGGCTCAAGCGCAAGATTCATATAAGGCGACATATACGCACCCATCGCACCCGGCGACGTAGCTTGCTGTGCATATTGCTGACCTGCACCAAGACCTTGCAGCCCCGCGAGGCCCGCCATCTGCGTACCGGTACCAAGCTGCGACGCAGTTTGCATATTTTGAACACCCTGAAAAGCTTGCTGTTGCATGGGTGTAAAACCAGCAATTCGTTCGCCGCCGTAAGCTTGATAGGGAGTCTCCGTTAACGCCTCGGTTTTACCAAGCATTCTTTCGACATACGGCTTGGCATACTCGGGGATGGTGGTCGTAGTCTGGGTAGTGTTAGTAGGCTGCGAAGGCGGGCCACCACCGTGCAACTTAATCTTGCCACCTTCTTTTTTGAATGCATCAGCAGGCAAGTCAGGTATGCCTAGCAACGCCATCGAACGATCATTGAATCTCATAGTTTTGCTCCTGCAACCCGGTACTTTTCTTTAAGCCCGAACCGCTCCCATAGTCTTGCTGCCGATTCACGAGACGCACCTTCGATGTAAGTTGCGCCAAATGCTTTTAACAAATCAGAAAATTGCGTGTAAGTTTCTTGGCCTGTAATTAACCTGCCACCCATCGTTACAACAAAAGCGACTCTATCGTTCGGACGGTTGTAAAACATTACTGTTGCAGCGCCGTGAACATTACCCACATCATCTAGGGCAACTATCAATGTCCAAGTGCCGTTTGTTACATATACTTTAGCGTGCTCTACGTTGTAGTCGTCTTGATACGCCAAGGCCGCTTCGATGAATTTCTCCACCTGCGGCCATATTTGATTCACATAATTAATGTCTACGTGCTGAATTCTCATGCAGGCAAATGTTTATCCGCTCTAGTATTTGTTGCAACTCGATTCTTACCAACTGTCTTACGCCGCGCTTTCTGCACTCGATCCATCATGGCGTAAAGTTTACGAGCGCCAGCTTCAGTTGACCCATTACCTAGTTCAGACACGATGCGGGCGGGCACTACAAACTCACCATCAGCGAGACGAGCAGGTTGACGGTTGCCAATAACAGCAGGGATAGAATCAGAAACTCCATCACCGGGCCCTTTCAACAAACGACCACCATCGGAATAGCCACCAAGATCAGACAAGCCGCCCATAGCAAACTTCTGTTCCCCAGTGTATGCACCTACTGCTGGGCCTTCACCGGGGGATATAACATTAACCGCCTCTGGACGCTGCACCATTGGGTTGCTATATAGCGCCGTTTGCAGCCCTGCTTGCGGGTACATCATATTGCCACCTACGGAGTTTTGCGCAGACATCGTCTCAACTGGGCCGCCAACTGCTAACCCCATAATCCCGCCTTCGGCTGCTTTTTTGTATTCCGGCCCCGGTGCAGCGTATGGTTTTTGTGCGGTGAATGTATCGTTGAAATAAAGTCGTTCAGCACTCGAACCCGGCGCTGCTGAATAGATGGGTGCACCCATATCAAACACGCCCGGACGGGTTTCTCGAGTAAATGTATATGGGCGAATTAACCCCGGCGACCCTTCTGGTGGTTTCTCTTCGTCAGGTTTTAGCGCGTTGTATGCCATGTACGCCGCCCCTGCTGTTGCCATCGGGTGCTCTTTAGCGTAATCAATTGCCGCATCTACGCTTGGGTCTTTTACTAAATTACCAAGATTTTGCAGGAAGTTCTGCCCTTTTATGATGGGTGATGCTGGGGTGTAGGGCGCTGGACCTGCTGCCAACCCCGGAGAAGCTTTTGCTGCCCCACCAGCTACGTTCTCCGTAATTGCCTCTAGCATCTTGGCTTGGGTGTTTGCAAGGTTTGCATCCGCCGCAGCTTTATTTAGCGCCGTATTTATTGTTTGTGTAGTACCGCCACCTATCACATTAGCCTTCGCTGCTTGCGCTAATGGGGCATTAAACGCGCTAGGGGAAAGAGAACCAAGACCGCCCGCCACATTTTGGTTAATAGCGTTCAACATACTACCCTGCATATTGGCAAGGTTTGTACTAGCGGCGAGTTGGTTTGCTCCAAATAACGGGTTTGCGCCTGCGGCTTGTAGAAGGGGTGTCGAAGCAGCAGGGATTGTTTGCACAGCACCGGCAAGTGACGGGACTGCACCTGTGATGCCTGAACCAAGTCCCGGTATGACTGTGCCAGCAGGAAGTCCGCCCAAAGCAGGTGCAGCGTTAGCAAAAATACTACCTAAACCTGTCGCAGCACTTTTAGCTGCAACGGTGGGGATGACGGTACCTGCTGACAAACCACCCAACGCAGGGGCAGCAGCACTGAAAATACCCGGAGCAGCAGCACCTAACCCAGCTGCCGTTGTAGCCGCAGGAGCTGCCGCCAGCAAACTCGCACTAGCAGGCAACGTAGAAGCCATACCCCCGAGGGCATTTAGACCAAGCCCCCCAAGAACCCCTGAACTCGCTGCGCCTGTTCCCAGAATAGTACCTGCGGATAAACCCGTAGCAAGGGCACCGCCCGTGGCAGCAGCACCGGCAGCAGTGCCGCCAGCAGCAGCAAGAGGGGCTAAAAAGGCCATGATTTCACCTCAATGTCAATTGCAAGAAGTTTAGCACTTCAGCACGCTAATTACCCAACTTTCCAATCGGTTCCGTCAGAATAAACCGGCACTTTTGTGCTGCCCCCTCCAGCCACTGTGGTGCCAAATGTTGATACCGACGAGTCAATAACAAACGCTCTTGCTCCTGCACCAAGCGCAGCCGCTCCGGGTAGTGTTGCTACTGTGAAAACGCCACTCAAACAAAACTGCGCGGCAATATTGTCAACCGTAGCGAAGTACTGGCGCAGAATATTGTTGAGAGTATCGTGGTATGCGCGGTCATACTGAACTGGCGCAAACGGCAACAGCGGTGTGCTGGTAAGTGCTATGGTTTTTAAGCGGGTTGTCATTTATTGTCGTCCGTCTGGTCGAACATCGATACGGGGTACGCCTAGTTGCCACTGTGTGCCAAGCGTATCTGAACTAACCTTAAACGCCATCTGTCGCCCACGAATCCTGCTGTACACAATCTCGGTAAATTCCTGCACGGTGTAGGTTGTCTGACCAGCGTAGCTCTGCGCTGATTTGACTGTTGGCGATGGAGATACACCATACCCTGATCCCGGGTTCTGCCGAGGACGTACCGTAAACTGGACTGCTGGATTTACTGTTGTGGAGCCTGTGGTGTTAGAACCATCAAAGGTAATGTCGGGGATGATCCGCCACACAAACCCATAGTTATGCCCGTCGTTAATATCAAAGTCGGATGACTGCACGTACGCATTGATCGGGCTTGGTGGGTTTGTAGTGCCGTCATCAATCGCCGCCTCGTGGTACACCATCAAGTTCTTACCTGTAGTCGCAACAGGGAACTGCCGCAGCGGGGAGTCAAGCCATGCCGTGCGATCCATTGAGCCGTAATACCAAACACGGTCAAGGTAGTTGAAAATTACATAGCGGTCAATGATGTCTGAATTAGCAGAACAGTAGAACCACCAGACCTCTGAGTACCCCTCGTTGGTGCCCGCCTGAATTTGCGCAAACTGATTGCGGTTAATATCGTTGTAGATATACGTGCGCACCGAGCATGGCAACGTCTCAACCCGACCAGAGTAGATATAAAACTTGTCCACCCCCATCCAGTACACAACGCCAGACGCGGTTGCCATAGCGTTGGGCGAAGCGATTGAAATGTTGTCAGCGAGTAGTGTGATCTGCCAAACCAGCGGCGGGCCAATATACTGCATGGCGTAGATAGCCGCATCTGTCCAGACGTTAATTTCCTGTCGGGTTTGCAATGCCCCAACGATCTGTGAACCATGCGATAGCCGCTGATCACCTGCTTGGTTGGTAGCTTGCGGCTCCCAAACTGTATAGCTTTCTTGCGCAGACCAACGAATCTGCATCGGATCAAGCTCAGTCGTTGCGTACGTACCGCTCGGGTCGTTACAACCAAAACAAATGACGATCCGCGACTGATCCGATACAAGGATTTCATTGATGAGAGACGGCGTATATGTGCCGGATACAACGGTGCCGCGAGTGCCGTAGGCAGGAGTTGAGCCTGAACCCGGTGCCCACTCATATAAAGAGCCGCCACGCGGGTTAAACAGCAGAATTTCACCAAAGTTAGATTGACTCCAAAGCCGCAGCTGTAAGCCAAAACCGGTGGTAAACCCAGAACCCCACGTACCACGCGACCATGATCCTGTACCCCAACCAGTACCTATGGTGTATATGGGGTAGCCTGTATTGATCTGATACGCAGCGTCAGTCGCCGATCCTCCAGTACCCGAATCAGACGCATTGGAAAAAACAGTAAAGTACAGTGCCTGAAGCCCGGTGCCTTCGCTAGTTAACGTAATTGGTGCGCCGCCACTTGTCAGCGACAGTTGGCAAGTATTACCAGCAACATTCACCAAGTAATACGTAACGGCGTAGTTCAATCCACCCGGAGCGCCAGCGCCTCCACCAATTACCAGCGCGACAGTATCGCCGTTAGCCATCACGGTACCGACTGGCAGTGAGATAGTGGACGTTGTTGTGTTTACCGTGAAGTTAAGCCCAGCGACAGACGTGCCCGCTGCACGGGCCACAATCGTATATACCGTCCCAGATGTAACGGACTGTATTTGATACTCTTGGTCAAGAATAGTGTTAGTTATATTCCCGCCGAGACTTGCCGAGTTTGAAAATGTGACAAAGTCGCCAGCTTGCAAACTAGACGCACTAGAGTCAGTAACGGTAATAAACGGAGAAAAAGGTGAAGACGTAACCGCTGCAAAAGTAGTTGAATTTAAGTTAGTCACACGAATAGGTGTGATGTCGTAGTACACGCCACCGTTCTCAACATAAAACTTTGCATTAGTGCCAACGCCCATCAGGTTAAAACCTTTGAGCGTTACCCAGTTCCACAATGAGCGGCAGTAACCAAGAAAGGTAGTGTAAGTTTCAACCGCCCATCCACCTATCTTTTCAGGGAAGCCCGAACGAAAGCGAACCTTATCGCAGTCATACCAACCACCTTCGTTGGCAAGCGTAGTCCCTTCACGGTTTACGCCGGGGCGAAATTGTAGTTTCTGTAGGGGCACGGCGGCTCCTTACGTCTTGATGATGAAGTTGATGCCGAGATATGGAGGCATGTTTGCGTTAGTGCCGGATGAACCTTCTGTGCTGTTAGATACAGAAATCCCAGTGCCCACGGTTGTAGTTGCCTGTGTTTTGTTTGTCGCATCCTGTCGATCACCACCGCCCCAAGCAGGGTTTGTATTGCCAGCGTTAGAGCCACGCCAGACATTTAACGTCATGCTATGCGAGTGCCCCGGATCAGTGACCGTTGCTGTGTGGGTGTGGCTTACAACAATCGCGTCTTTGGAGCCGCCTGTAGCGCCGATTGAAGCAGCGATAGTGTTTGCCCCAATAGGCATCCTGTCCCGATAGTCGGGTAAATTAAAGGTTGTAGTCGTGTCTCCTGCGCCAAACGTCGTACCAATCACAGCAAACAAAGCTGCATAGGTGGTGCGAGATACCGCCGCACCGTTACATAACAGCCATCCAGTAGGCGCGGTACCAGTGGACCACATAGTAAGTACCCCAGTAGGAACACCACTAGC